TTTTAATAGTCATTTTTACTCTATCGTTATACTTTAAATTTGGTGGCAACAAATTTTTCCCACAAACTTTTATAGTTGGATTCACAACGCTTTTAATCTCAACTGGATTTTCAATTGATGGTGTTCCATCCTGTGAAGACTTCCCATATAGCATCATATCTTGAATTTTGCCATTATCGGAATCAGTGATGTGAGTTTCACCTTGATTCGATGCATAGAACTTTGTAATTTTGTTTGGCAAATCTTCCTTCAGCTTTTCAACATCACTTGTTACGTTAGCAATTGAATCAGCACTAGCTTTAGCTTTTTCTGCCTGTACTTTTGCTGACGTGCTTGATTCTGTTGCTCTGTCTGCTTCTGCTTTTGCATTATCCTTTAATAATGTTACTGCTTCAATCGTACTGTCTTTCAGACTTGTGATTTTTGAAACTGTACTGTTTTTCAATTCTGTAACTTCTGTAACTGTTGCATCTTTTACTGTTGAAATCTCTTGTTTAGCACTATCTGTTAGAGTTTTTGTCTGCTCTACAGTTTCTTTCTTTAACTGTTCGACCTCTGCTTTCGTCTGAATAGCTGAGTCTGCACTTGCTTTAGCTTCTCTCACACTGTTAGATGCACTTTCAGCAGATTTCTGTGCACTCTGTGATGATTTACTAGCTGATTCAGAATATCCTTTTACAGTTTTTTCAACTGACAATACAATTTCACTTGCTTCAATTGCTTTTTGCAATAGTGGAATATCAGTTGAAGATATCGGTGTATTTTCTGATAATGGAGATTCCTCTACACTCAACATAAAGTTTGCTGTTGCGATTCTTTCTCCACCCTTTGATAACAGAATTTCGCATTTGACATATCCTGCAAGAACAGTCATTTGTTCTTTCATGTCAACTACTACTTTATTATTTTCAATTGAGCAGTCGTATCTGAATCCCTTCCCATCTGGCTTCAAACCATTAATTGAAGCACTTGCTTCCGAGGGGATTTTAAACATGCTACAATCATTTTTTAAAAGCGTAATAAGCAATCTTCTGCCAGTATCATACTGTGATACTTTTACATACTTTTTAGATAATTGTGATTCTAAATTTAAGTTATACTCTTCTTGTAATATCATTTTTCTCCTATTGGTCTGTCAAATAGATAAAACCTATCATCAAATACTCGCATTTTCTCGCCAAATCGCTGAATACTTGATATCTGATAATGTCACCTTCATTCAAATCTTTTACAAACATTGCTGTGCCTGCACATGCGTATGTAGTAAATCTAATTTCATACTGGTCATATGCAAACTCTCCACTATTGTCTGTTTTGTTTATCGTAAATCCAAATCCGTATGAACTGTTTCCTTGAACATTCGAACCTTGCACTTTTGCAGGCAACAGATATCTGCCTTTCTTTTTAATTCTCACAGATGGATATCCACCATCGTCATAGGCTTTCTCTATGTAGTCTGGGTCATAAATATCAACACTTGTGAATCTATGCCCACTTAGTGTAGGTGTCATTTGTATTGCCACCCCTTTGTCAGCTAAATGCCATGCGTTTCCTACATAGTGCATACAAGGAGATGCCCCTGCAAACTTGAAATTTTTTGCACGGACTTCATTATTAACATATGCATTTCTTCCAACTTTAACATCGTACTTTCCGATTGCGACAGCATACTGCCCTACACCAAGTCTTACTGTTGTATTTGCTGTCTCTCCAAAACCATCTGTTAGTCTGATGTCTACGCTCCATGATGCTGTGTAATACAAATCGTCATATGTTTTGCTTGCAGACATATCCCCATCACTAAGTGTTGCTTCAAGCACTGTATAGTAACTTGCATCGTTTCGCATGATTTCGACTTTAAGCGTATTGTTCAGCGTTGTGGAATACTTGCCATCAATCTTAAGTTCACCGTTTGCATCCGTTTCAGAAACACGTTTCAGACTTGCACCTGTAATCTGTGGTCTAGAATAGGAATAGAATTTCTGCTCAACTGCTTTAGATGCTGTCAGTCCTCTACTGTCTTTTACCTTGACTGTAAATTTTCCATCATTCAGATTTCCTACAGTTGCTGTATATTCTCCATTATTCAGCGTCATATTTGCACCATTTAAAGTAACACTGCTGATACTTGAATAGTACTTTGGAGTAACAGCTACTTTCACTGTCTTATTGGAAATCTGTTGTACTGTAATATCATCGCCTCTTGCTTTTACATTTGCATTATTCTCCATAATAGTAAGTTCGCCTGCACTTGGACTTGCATCACTTGGAAGGAACAGAGTAAATCCACACGAGCCATCGCCTATCTTTGTATTACCGTTGTATGTTTCAACTGTAATCGTTCCTGCTCCTGTCTGTGCATTTGGAATTTGGTCTAGCAGATAAGTTGGTGGAGTCCATGTACAGTTATCTACTACACCAGTGGCAATCGTCCCTTTTCTGTTGCCAAACAAGTACGAAACTTTGTGTGTATAGTTTGCTTTTTTGTTCATGTGAATCATACAAGCTGTACCAGCTGTAATATCAGGTGAGTTGTTTGGCCATGTATTAATAGAAGGTTGTGAAGCTCTGGCAATTGTAGTAAGAGGCAGCCAGAAGTCTCCACTGCATCCATTTCCATAAGTGGTACTGCCCCAATAAAAGATATGAGCTGCTGCTTCACCATTATCGTTGTGATTTACCCAGAAGCCACCACTTGCAAGAGTTGTTTCCCCAGCAGAGTATGTACGACGCCCAAAAGACGTATCATTTGTTCCAGTCAATCCACTGCCACTACTGTCTGTAGTGAAACTGTAACCAGAAGAACAGAAAATCGAAATTGCTACCGATACATATGACCTGTTATTTGCAGTATCCACGCTCGTTTCTTCTGCACGTATATACCAGTCTGCATACAAACTATTAGTTCTTGTGTGCAATCTATGTGCTTTCTGTAGTGTTACCATTATTGAACGTCTCCTGTCCAGTAAAGTGCTGTGCACTCTTCTTCTTCGTTACCCATTGTTTCTACAATTGTTTCTGCTCTGTGAGCACCTGCCATCAAGTACCCACTTACTGCAAGTTTGTCAATATGCGACTCTATACCAAACTTTGCTCTTTCTGCATTTGCTACAAAAACATGCACTCCGTCTGACCTAAATTGCCCATAATTTTCTGAATTTCTTGCTTCTTTTACCTTTACACCTGTGCTATCTGCCACTACAACTTGTGATAAATTGTCTATACCTTGCCATGCATTATTAGCCAGTTTTGATGCATCATCTGCATCTTCTTGTGCTTTTTTGGCTTTGTTGATAGCATCGTTTGCGTTTGTTTGAGCAGTATCAGCACTTGATTGAGCCTTATCTGCCTTACTACTTGCATTTGATGCTGTTTGCTGTGCACTATTCGCACTCTGCTGGGCATTACTAGCATTAGTGTTTGCCTTGTCTGCTGATGACTGAGCGTTATTAATGTCTTCGTCCACATCTTCTGGTGCAGGAGACCAACCTGTAAAAGTTGTTCCTTTTGAAAGAAAACCTTCATAAAAGTATGAATTTATATTTATCTGTGGCTTGATTTCTACAGACTTGTCCGAGCTGTCTGCATCGATTCTTTTTGTGAATAGTTGCCATGAATCTGTGGCTTCAAATGATACATCAGTTCCTAAAATCTTAAAGTTGACAGTGCTGTTTGCATCAGTCTTTACCCATATTGAAAAAACATATGTTCCTGCTTCATAAATAAGGTTGCTCATGATATATGCATCTGACTGACTGTCTAAATTAATGTTTAAAACTTTATCACTTTTTGCATAAGGATTTAAAGTATCAACTTCTTTAATAACTGACATAACTAACTTCCTACGGCGATCCAATTATATGTCGCATCATGCATAAAATTTCCTAAAGAGGAATTGTCTGTCCATTGGAATGTTCCTCCACTTACGGAATATCCTGTTGTCTGTGTTATTACATTGCACTGCTTGACAAAATTGTTATAGCCACCGCATACAGTTAACGTTACGGCTGACTTGGAACTGTCATATACAACATTGACAAGTCCTTCTGATGAAATCGTATCTGAATACATAATGAACTTGTCAATAGAGCTTAAGCCTGTATCAATAGATGTTAAAGTAGTAGTTCCTGTTCTGACTTGAATACCGCTACTTGATATTGTAGTTTTTATAGATGAGATTTCATTTGCCATCTGACTAGGCAGCATCTGATTTGCAGTACCTTTCTTATTTCGTATTGCATTGGCAATATTCTTCAGATTCACATCGTCAATAATTCTGTTAGCCATTAATAGTACTTTCCTTCCGCACTTGGAGGAATTTTATCGTTTACTTTTTCTTCAACGATTTGTGTAATCCTTTCTTCACTGATTCCAACATTCAATTTAGACAGTTCTATTTTTTTGACCGCGTTTGATTGAATGAGTACAACGAAATCATTACTGTTTGAGCTTGATGCTGTTGTTACTTCTGTTAATTTCTTATCTGCCATATATTCTCCTATGCAATGAATCTGTTCATTGATTCATCTGTCAAAATATTTCCGTTTTCATCAGTCAAGAATGAACTGATGGATGATGATACAAGGCTGTATGATTCAAAAATCATTGTCTTAGAGTTTCTTCTCAGATTTCTTATTCCTGTACTGCCTTTATCTCCCTGCACACAAGATGGCTCTGAATAACTGATTTCACCTTTCTTGTTAATAGTTTTTAAACGCTGCCAGATGTAGTTGTTTTCTGCCCATTGAGGACTTGTTTCAGACCATTCACCACCTATCGGCTCTGTTGGAGATGTACTTACATACCACTCTGTTACTGCTTCGGAAAGGCTGGATGTGATAGTATTCTCTGTCTCTTCATCAAACGAGCCAATTTGCAAAGACTTGGCTTTGATGAGATTTCCATCCAACTTACCAAATTTGACACTAGACGCATTGATCTGACCGTCTGTAGTGATGGCAACATTGTATTTACCGTTAACACCTTTATCAGTCCCAGCAATCCCCTCATAGTTCAACCGCAATACCTTGGATGCTGTTTCTAAAGAGTTTCCATCATATGCATACAGTTCATTTGTTTCTCCGTTTGAATTTACAGACAAAATAACATGACCATTTGTTCCACCTCGAATCTTGTCAACTGCCTTATCGATACTTCCTTGCACAGCTGATATAGTGTCTTTCTTCACGGCTTCTGCTTGATCATGTACCTCTTGTTTGATGGTTTCTCCGAGCTTACTTTTTGCAGAACCAATAGATATTGAGTCATATCGTTCTGTCAGCACATCATAAACAGTCTTGTTTACGATAGCTTTAACGTTAACTCCTAACAGGTCAAAACGTACTGTAACTGGATCGCACAGACAGACTCTTTCTAGAGGCGCTACTGCTTTGTATTCCTCGGTTCCCCACAAAGGAATGAAAGAGACATCGATGCTTACAGAAGGCTCGCCTATGTGGTTGTTTGTCGCGTAATTTGATGCCTTTGCATTTAGCTGTTCAACCGTTGGTGCTTCTTCAAAGTCTGAAGAGCAGTCAAGCATATAGATGTACTCTCTTGGGTAACTATCGTGATTTGCAATGTATTGAATATCACCGCTTAATAGCTGTTCTTTACCGTCTTCCTCTTTCTGCCAAAAAGCAAGGACACCAGTGTAAACAGTCTCAATAGATGATTCCATTTTGCATCCGGTAAGATTTTTTGCGTACCGAATGGATACACCACTGTCAGTACCTCTGTGTGCATGGAGCTTGACATTGAATCTATCAAACTCGTATTCACATCCAGCAGAGCCACTGAAGGTATCTAGGATGCTGCCTTTTTTTCCACCTAAAAGACTGCCTAAAATGCCAGGCAATTCTACATTGAATTTACTTGAAGTGTTTATGATATCTGTATAGAAAGTGAACGGATGCTTGATCAGACTGTACTGCTTCAATCCACTAAGTGCATCATTGATTCCTTGTGCATTGAAAGGAGATACAGGGATTCCGTTCATTCGATATCTGACATGCTGTGCATAAACTTTAGCAGTCATCTTATCCATTGAAGGAGTAATTTCCTTGATATCAAACGGCTGAGGATCACTTGTCTCATTTGGCTTGGCATAGATAATTCGATTGTTTTCAATCAGATCATAATGCAGTCCGCCAACTGGATATTCCAGTTCCAATTCGTAGCAGCCATTTCTTTCTTCTGTTACCTTGCAAGAGATTGCATCATGCAGCGATCCTAGACCATTGCTCTTGAAGTCCATCTCTGTTGATTCATACAGTTTAGGTATCATAGCGTCCACCACTTTGGAGTAATTTCTACTTTTGTAATTCCAGTTCCAAGAGTAATACCATTAGACCCCGGTACTAATGTCGGAAAGTTCGTCAAAGATACATAAGAGTTACGGTTTGCAGTTCCTTCAAAGCAGTCCTGAATATCACAGTCAATATCGATGTACTCCGTTGGAGCTTTCAATATCTCAATTGTCTGTTTTCCAATCTGCACCGTGCCTTTGCCATAGACACGGATCAATGGTTTGGCAGTCTGTACAGTTGGATTACTGATTGATCCACTCTTTGTTAGGACTGTTTTCTGTTCGCCACTTTTCAGCCATTTTTCAGGCTGGCAGTCAAATGTAACTCTGAACACTGCCTCTTTTAAAGTTTTCAAAGACAGTTGCAGTGCTTCTACATACATGGCCTTCTTATATACATCAGGTTCAAGAGTATCTTCAAGACGCTGATAGCCTTTAAGGCTGTGCAGATAGTTTGAAAGTCCTCGTACATTGCTGATCATTGATTTTGGGATGTACATGTCATACCATAATTCTCGATTATCAAATTTTTCTGATCCAGCTACTGTAAGAGCTCCATTTCTTCCAGGCACATCATATGTATCTACAGACCTGCTTGGCGAATCAAACACATTTGAATCATATATATAAGCATTAAAGGAGGAAGAGCTAACTCCTCCGATTGTAAAATAATCCATTAGAAACTCCTCCTCTTAATTTCTTTGCTTAAAATTTTGCTGACTTCTTCAGCAATCTTCTTTTCATCCTGATCCTTTGCATAAATATTAATAACAATTGGCCTGTCATCTTTATATTCACTCTTTGCTTCCTGCACTGCAGTAGAAATATCACGCATCAGCTGTGATCTTCCGTACAGAACTTCTTGGCCTGCTTCACCACCACCCAGAAGCCTTCCTCCCATTGCACCAAAAATCTGTGCTCCATCCAGGATTCTAGGCTCGTTCATTGCCTTTGCATACCAGTCAATGCCAAGCTTAGGAATTTTGCCTTTCAGCAGGTCACCGACACCCCATCCTCTAGGAGTAATTGAAAAGTGAGGCATTGGAATATGTGGCCATGAAATTTTGAAATTGAAAAATCCTTTAATTGTATCGATAACACTTTTGACAATATTCTTCGCTTTGTTCAGTGGTGTTTCAATTGCTGATTTAATTCCATTCCATACAGATGTGGTAGTGTTCTTGATTCCATTCCATACATTTGTAATTACAGATTTAACGGTATTGAATACTGTAGAAATAACAGAAGAAATCTTATTTACTACACCAGAAATTGATGAAGAAATACCATTCCAAACACTGACTGCAGTCGAAGAAATACTTGCCCAGAGATTTGAAAGGAAAGACATGATTGCATTCCATGTGCTTGTGACGAATTCTCTAAACTGTTCATTACTGTTCCACAGCTGAGTCAATGCAACTATGATTCCAGCTATGGCAGCTATAGCCAAAGAAACTGGATTCAAGCTCAATCCTGTAATAGCTGCACTGATTGCATCAATCAGTCCTGGCAGTGCAATGACAGCTTCCGTTGCCGCAAATGCTGCAAATGCGCCCGCTATTGATTCAATTGCTATCTTGACTGTTTCTGCATCGATTATTCCGCCAAAAGCTTCAGATATGCTTTCTGAAATTGAGCTCAGTCCAATCTCAAGTAAGCCAGGTACTGCTTCAAATACAGCAGTTACAAATCTGCCAACAGCAGGTATCAGATTGTTGAACACAAATGTTCCTATAGAATCAACCAATGGCTGGAGATACGTGTTCATGTCAACTCCGTCCTTGCCGTTCATCATAAGTCCAGCTAGAAAGTTATCCCACGAAGCTTTCATGGCTCCTAAGGAACCGCTGAATGTAGTTGAAGCTTCTTTGTTGGTAGTGCCCATGATTCCCATCTGTTCCTGTGTGACATGGATTGCCTGCACGATGTTGTCAAATGACAAGCTTTCCGCATCTACAGAATCGCTGACTGCAGCTGCATCTTTGATTAAGCGCTGCATTTCCTCTTTTGTGCCCCCGTAACCAAGCTTCAAGTTGTCCAGCATTGTGTAGTTCTGCTTCGAAAAACCTTGGTATGCATTCTGAATAGCACCAATATCTGTACCAAATTTATTTGCGTTGTCTGACATGTCTACCATTGCGGTATTTGCATATTCAGCAGCCTTGGCAGTATCACCGCCTAATCCCTGCAGCAGTGAAGCACTGAATGAGGTTACATTCTTCATGTATTCATTTGCGCTTACACCTGCAGTTCTGTATGCATCGTCAGCATATTTTCTGATAATTGCAGAGCTTTCAGCAAAGAGAGTTTCAACACCGCCAATCTGCTGTTCTAGATCAGCACCAATATCAAATGCTTTCTTTATTGCTGCACCGATAGCAAGCGTTGAAGCAAGCTTTACAGCTGTGCTTTTCAGTGACTGCATCATACTTTTTCCGCTTGCTTCGCCTGCTTCATCGCCTGCCTTTACACCTTCGCCATTTAAAAAGGCAGAGATCTTAGAACCTGTGCCTTCCATAGATGGGATAATTTGTATATACGCTTTGCCTAGTGTTGCGCCATCTGCCATATTATCCACCTCCTAATATTCTCTGCTTGGCTTTTTCATAGCTGTTGACAGAATCAAAAGCCATGTTTTCTTTTTGCTCAGTAATATTCAGCCATTTTTCTGCAATAGATGCTGGTCTATTGATACCGTGCTTTGCATTTGGAGTCATTGAATAGAGATAAAAATTCAAATCATCATAAATGGCAGCAAGCATCAGTTCTGACTTTGAAATATTCTGATTATAAAGTTTCCGCATTATTCGTGAGTCTTCAGGCAACCCTGCGGCTAGAGTTGCAACGAACTCAACAGTCATAGATCTGTAGTCAAACACATGGTAATACTGTGCAAGATCACAGATCAGACTGTCTTCATCCGTTGCAATCATGGTTGCCATGACCATCAGTTTTTTACTTTTTGATTGGCTGCTTTGCACTGATTCATGATTTCTGTGAACTCATCCATAACTGCACTGATATCTGCAATGCCGTCATTGTGATCTGCAACATGCTGAAGAAATCTTTCCTTATCAGCTTTAGTGAAAAGCATTTTCAGCATCTGCACAGTCGCATCCATCTTGTCTAGATCATCTTTGCCTTTAACAGTTTCAACTGTTTGTTCTAAAAAACGGAAGTCGAGGATCTTACTCTCATTGACTTCCGCTTCAAAACCTGTCTTTGTAGTAACCTTGATCATTTATTATGCTTCTCCCTGCTTGATGTAGTAATCGTATGATGCTGTTCCTGTAGCATCTACGGAAGCAGTAATAGTAACGTTGTATCCAACTGGTTCACCATCCTTGTAGGAGATATCCCCAATAGATGTGATCTTTCCATTTGGAATGACAGTACGCTTTAGAACATTTCCGTTCATGATCTGTTCAACTACTAGTACTTCCGGTTCCAATTCGCCTGAAGCATTCTTTACAGTCATGCCAGTAGTTAAATTACCTGTAACATTGCCGGCGCCGTGTGTGTACTTCTGAACTTCTTCATTCAATGCTTCAATCAGAGTCAAAGAGAAAGTAGTTGTCTTGCCAGTCTGATTGACCATTACTACATCTCCGCCCCATGCTTTGACAGTATTTGTATCAATAGATGTAGATTCAGTTAAACCGTCTTCTGAAATGTATCCCAGGTTTTTGAATGCAGCATTCAACGCTGTTTTCGCATCTGTAGGTAAATCAGTTCCTAAAGGAGCGTGGAAAAAAGCACCACCGACTTTAGGAGTTCCTGCTGTAACATTTGCTGAGTTATTTGTTGCCATATGTTATTCCCTTCTACTCATAGTGAGTTAAATAAAATACCGCCTGGTAGCGGTATTCCTTTGTTTCTGTATCTGTAAAATTGTAATCAGAATTCAATCTGCATGATGAAATGCCATGTGATCCAGGCAGTGCATACATAGCTGATTTGACACGTTCATTCAGTACTGCTGCATCATACATGGACTGACCGATAGACTGCACTGCAAGAGTTGCATTGTTCAGCAGATTCACTCTTCCACCACCTGTTCTTTCAATCATGACGTACTGTTCAGGCATATTCTTTTCATGTTCAAGAAATACTGGAAGCTTCAGTTCTTCTTCCAGATAGTTTCTAACAACAGCTTCTACGATCATCCTTTCACACTTCCTAACGCTTTCAGCAGCGTATTGTATTTAGAGTTGCTTCGTACAGCATGTTGATTCCCTGGATATACCTTGACATTGGCTCTTGTCTGACCGACTGATGTACTGCTTTCATAGCTGTCACCAGCGTGACCTGAACTGTTTGCAGAGTTCTTGATCTGTTCTCCATACTGAGAAAGCACATTCTGCATTTCCTGTGACTTCATCAGTTCAATATATCCATTAGAATCGTGTTCAAATTTCACTTTGCTATTCATAAGCTTCAACCGTCACTTTCTTATTCCAGCTGAGAGGAATATTTTCTGAAATGCCTTCCTGTGGAATGCCGATTACGTGCCATCTTCTGCCGAAGAATCCAACGATTGCATTCTCCCATGAATGATTGTCCATCTTAGGGATACCAAGCGTATATGAAGCTTTATGTCCGTCTAATGAGGTGTTGCTCAGAATGTCTTCACTTGTGATAGGAGACACGAGTACATTTTCAATCTCTTCAGCTTTTTCTTCATAGACTGGGTGATTGAAAGCATCCCTCTTGCCTGTATCCGTTCTTGAATAAAGAGTAACAGTAATACCTTTAATTCGCTGCATTTCCGACTCCATAGAAATCAATAAAGCCTGCCTTCTGCTTACGAAGTCCAAGCTTTTTGAGATCTTTATCAAGGATAGATGTACCACCACCGGTATTCACATATGTTCCACTCCATGTATAGCCTAGAGCTGACTGTGATTCCTGCTGAAGATTGTATGTATTGCTTGATGAATCCTGATCCAGCCTACGAATGACAATATCACAAGTAACCATTCTGACTACATTTGCATAATCTTCATTCCCTGCCATCATTGCATCAAGATCTCGATTGCATTCCTTTGCCTTGATTCGTAAGGCACTGGATACATCTTTCAGCAGTACTTCTGCCTTGGCAGTTTCTTCTGATGTCAGCGGTTTGTACCGATTAATAACATCTGTTACTGTAGCAAATGGTTCCCTCATAAATCATCATCCTTTCTTTCCTGTTTTCTTCTGCGGTTTCTTAGGTTCTTCTGCCTGTGGTTCTTCAACAGATGAATCTTCATTTTCCTGTGGTTCTTCATCTGACTGTGGCTTGGAAGGCTCTAAAGCCTCCCAATTTTCATCAGTCAGAATACAAGGAATATCAATCACAGCACCGTTTTTAATATTTCTGTATTTCATAGTTATTAAGCGTCAGCCTTTACAATCTTCTTAAATGAGTCAGTATCTAAGATTCCCCAGCCAATGTATGCTTCAGCTCTCAATACAATTTGGTTGGTTTTCTTTAAGTCGCCCTGTCCATCTGGATCACCATATTCAATGACTTCCATTGGAATGTTTTCTGCGAAGCCCCATTTAAATGCATTAGCAAAGTCACCGACAATTGCTAAATCCTTTGACGTCTTGAATGAAACAGTATTGTTAATATCAGAAGGAACACTTGCGAATGTACCAGGATTGCCACCGAATCTGAATTCAGGATACTGAACTACACCGTTTACTTTGATTTTAGCTAAGTCACTCCCAAATGAAGGTGCCATTGCAATACCAGTAATTGCTCCATCAGAAGCAACAATTGTCTGAATCGCTGCATCAAGAGTATCATCTTCAGAACCTGCTGTAACTGTTACGGATCCAACTTCTGCCATATCAAAGTTCTTGCTTGAAATAGCTTCACAGGCACTACCTGTTGCAGGATTTACACCGTGCATTGCTGCAATATCAAGTGCTCTTGCCATCTTCTTTGCAAAGCCGTCTGTGAAAGCCTGTAAATATGGAACCTGCTTTTCTTCAGACATGTTCACAAATTCATCTGTAAGTCTGTGCTGATACACAAACTTGATTGGTGCAATTGTTACTGATTTAAATCCTGCATCACCTGCTGGTTTGGCATCGCCTTCGCCGACAATAGATGCTTCACCATCCATTGTAAATACAAACTGTGATGTTCCTGAAAATGGAATAGGTTCCTGCTTTGAAAGCTTTGCCAATGTAGAATGACCAGCTACTTTGCTGAAAATCTGTGGAATAAATTCCGCTGGAAATAAATTTGTAGTTTTAGTAATTGTTGCCATTTGTTATTCTCCTCTTAGGTTTTTCGCCATCTGTAAATAAATCTGTTTAGATGTATCACCTTTTTGATCTTCGTGATTTGCTAAAGGTGGTACCTGTCCTCGATTACCAATGAATTTAGATAATGCTTCTGCATCCTTGCGGATGTCTTCTTCTGTAGTTCCGGATAATCTAGAAGCCATCTCATAAGGGATTCCATTCTCATGTGCGATTCTCATTTTTACCGAGTTGGTCTCGTAAGCACTGATCTTGGCATCTTTTTCTGCAAGCTGTTTGTCATAGTCTGCATACTTGTTCGCATTTTCTGTGATTGAAGTATTCAAGCCTTTGATCTTAGAGTCATATTCATCCTTAATCTTCTGAAGTGCTTCAGGTGATGTATAGCCTTCAAACTTTTTAGTCATAGTTGAGCGCTCACGCTCAAGTCTCTCTTTCAATGCTGCTTCGAATGCTTCCTGTGTTTCAATTGGTGTGAATGTCATATTTAAGTCTCCTTTTCCTACTTTCCGTGTAGTGTACGTAATATCTAAAAAAGCAGCTGAGATAAGCTGCTTTAATAGTGAATAACCTGTTTTCGTCTTTCTTTAGCGGTCTTTGCCTGCCAGAAAGCGAAAACCATACTTTCCATAAGGCATATGTCTATGCCTTCTTTAATGCTTTGATATCCATAACCGCCTTGACTGCCTATCAGTCTCTTCTGGCAGTTGCTGACTGACTGAGCAAGTGATGGCTGCCCCATATGAACAACCAGGCCTTGATCCAGCGATGTTTTAAATACGTCATTGGCCGTAATTACTTCTGATGTCTTTGGAATAATGATATGTTTCAGTTTCATATCCTTCAGTTCTTCCTCAAGAGTCGCAGATCCATTTCCGTCAATGGTAATAGATGCAATATCTGCCTGCTTTAGAAAGCGCAGCATCCATTTATTGCCATTCAGTCTAGGCTGACAGTCTATAGACTCTACGAATACTTTTTCGTTTGTGGTCTTACATGCGATAGACATTGCCACATTCTGACCGTCAATTCCAAATTTGATACCGACATAAAGTTTTCCTTTCAGTTCTGGAAGAGAAGTGAGCTTGCATTCATTCCACTGCACTTCCGAAATGAAAGATTTCAGATTCTTCTTTGACCAGTATCCTAAACGCTGAATGTTGAAATCAAGATTATCATCCCCAATTTCATCTTTAATGATACGTTCTGTAAAGATCGTACCTAATGATGGGTTGGTTTCATACCAAGCTTCTACATCGTGAACATCTGTCATCGAATCAACAGACCATTCCGCCCAGCCGGTATTCTCTGTCTCACCAGATAGCGCCTTATTTCTCATTTTCATAAATACGGTTCCGCTGGACACCATTGTTGGTGGTGTTCCACAGAACAGTGTCTGAGGATTTTTTGAGGATGAAACAACATACTTTAATGTTGTCTCTTGATCATCTTGATATTCTTGCGCTTCATCAATGATCATCAAATCAAAGCCTTCACCAAGTCCACCTTTAGATGTTCTGGTTCTGAAGCTGACTTTTCCATCACTCGATGGAAATTCAATTGTTTCAAGTCCGTATTGCTTATGAGCAATATAATCATGTTTGTCTTTATATCCTGCATCTTCCAACAGCTTTAGCAGTCTATAGAAAGCACTAGATGATGTAGGTGTTCTATGGGCGGTGTGAAGAACTTGCTCGCCTTCAATCAATCCATACATTTCACGAATCGTAATGACTTCATTCTTACCGTTACGTCTAGGCACTGCATAACCAAACTTTGTATGGATCCATAATCCTTCATCGTTGTACGAAAGAATGTCATAGATCAGAAGCTTCTGCCAATCCTGTGCCTGTCTGCCAGTCTTTTCATAGATATCAATTGCTTCTTTTCCATATGTGTTCTCATATGGTAAAACTACGGATTTTGTAGGAGTCTGGCGACCTAATCTCTTAGGTTCTGCCATATGTCCTCCTTATCCTGATGTTATTCTGTTGGGTGCTCTAATCTCTTTATTTATCATTTTGTATCTCCTATAATTTGACTATATTGAGGTAATAATTTATGAATTCTGTACCACTTCCTAAAGATGCAAGAACATTGCTGACAGCTATTAAAAACGTACAAACTTCTTTAAGTTCATACGTTTATATAGACATATACAATCAGAGAGTTTATCCAATATCAGAAATAAATATTGAAGAAACTAGAAGAACTATTGGAAATGATATATTTTCTTCATATAAAGTTAAATCATGTGATTTCAAAGAAACTATGCAATATCTAATTGATAATAATCTTGTTTCTAAAACTAGAGTTCCTTATATTTATCAATTGAAGTATATTGGAAAAGAAAACTCATATTTAAGGCTGCGTGATCTACTGTCAGCAATTATCACTCATATAATTTTTCCTTCTTTAGTTGCTTTTATCACTACATTAATCACGTTGTTTTTAACCAAATAATTTCATTGTCGCAATTGCAATAGCTGCACCGATTAAAGCATGAATACAAGCTTTAAAAATGTTTTTAATTTTCTCTTTTTGAAAATAATCCATTATCCACCTCAAAATAAAAGCAACCTGTACGGTTGCCGTGTTATAAAAACAATTCCCAAATAGGCTTAGCTTCAATTAGTGTTTCACAAATCTTTCTAATCTTTGAATTATCCTGAAGATAATCAATTCCATCAGGTGTTATTTTAAGACTTTGATAATCAATCATCACAATATCACCACCCCAAGCCTTTACACATGTACCTTTAACCAATCCTTGTTCAATCATCATTGATACAGTTTCCATCAATTGTTCATCTTTTACAGGAAAATCTTTTGTTAAAGGTGAAATATAATCTTTTTCAATTTCTTTTTGCTTGTACTTTTTATATAGATAAACAAGTATCTTAGCTACCAATGTGTAATAATCGTCTTTTGCCATTATAAATCACCTAAGATGTCTAAAATACTTTCACACATAGTCCCATCATATGTAGGCTCATATTCTTCGTCGAATCCGTGCTCCATCAAGCGAACAGTTGCCTTATCAAAAATACTGCAAACTTGTTCATCAGACAGATTTGAAGCATCCATTGAAATGCTGCTTTTTTCATTTAATACATCTTTTATGTATTTAATTTGCTTTTCACTAAATTTCGTATTCATTTTATTTTTTTGTACTTCTTTCTTACAGAAGCTGGTGTCCTAAATGTTGTAATTACTACATTCGTTTCTGGATTTACAACTGTAGTAATTTTAAACCCTATATAATTTATGCAAGGTTTACCTTTTTCGTCGTAATAAATTCCAGTTACATGTATTGCGTTTCTTTTTGCATATTCAATAGCTCTATCATCAATTTTTCTTTCTTTGCTTCTTTGCTTAGCATGATCCGTTTTACTTGCAAATAATTGATCATTGAGTTTAAATTTGGCTCTTTTATTATAGCTTTCATTATTAAATCTTTCTATACTGCTATTTATTTTTTTGGATTTCTCTTTCGAAAAGCTATTGATCCCACCTTTACTTGTTTGATAGCTCTTTTCACCGTTGTTGTTATATTCAATGATGCAGTGACAACCTTCATGACGCTGGAACATGCCATTTTTGAATGCTTCATCATATGGAACGTTAGATTTTGCTCTTTCAAGGCACCATGTGCATGCTCTTTTATCTGATAAGCCTACTCTATCGTATGTGCGTGATACTGTTACTTTGTACCCTGCTTTTGCTTGTGTTTTAGCATTGTACTGCTGATATGTATCAACATGCTTGTTGGCTGAAAGCTCTGCTTTGCTTTTGTATTTTTCTATATCAGCTTCGTAGTCATCAGATGATGAAACACTCTGATCAAGCAATTGATTATACTTGACCATCTTGACCGGCTTCATGCCAAGTCCACTGTCTTTATTCAGTGAACTCTGAAGATCGTACAGGTACTTGTCTACATGATTGAAATAGTTCTTACAGTACTGACTGTTCTTGAGCATTTCGAGTACTTTCTGAGAGTCTTTTGGATAAATCTCCGAAGCACTTTCAACAAGCAGTTTACTGAGCGATGAAGAATACTCAAGTGCTTCTGCATATGTAGCTGTTCCGTTGCCGACTGCTTTCATCAGCTTCTGCACTTCAGAGTTTTTCTGAACATGTTCAAGAAACAGATTCCAGGCCTTCTTTACCTCATCATTCATCACTGTCGATTCCTGTCAGATCTCGAAGATTCTCAGCGTTGAAGTATCCTGGAACAGCACTGTTCACCTTGACTGCAGCATCGCCGATCATTCCAATAGCATTTGCATCTGGTTCAAATACAGGTTCCCAGATTGGTTTTGTTTCATAAAGCACTTCACGATTGTAATCAAAGTCATCTCTTAAACATGCAGCTAAATATCCTGCATTCAAGAAACCAATACCGAACTGCCTCTGTGCCTTTCTAGCAGTCAGTCTTAAATTTTCATGTGATGCTCTGATTGCATCTACACTTGCAGGATTTGATTTAGAGAATCCTAGATCATCTAATGTCAGCCCTACTTCACCAGCGAATAGAGAAGCCTGTGTTTCAATTTCATCAATATATGGTGCAAGACTTGCCTGTTGGAACTGTCCCAAGTCTGGCTTGGTTCCATCTTCACTTGCACTGATATTCAGAAAAGAACTCATCCATGCTCTTGATGAATCGAATTCCATATCTGGATCACTTCCAGCAATATATTTCTGTACAAATGCATTTGTTTCAGAACAGATAGCCATGTTTAGAAGAGTATCCGCAACATTATTCTGATACTTCATGCATGCTCTGCTGATTCTTGAATGACCGAATGGTCGCTTTGCATCAGGTCTGTACACAATTGGAACAAGCAATGGATAAGAGCAGATATTTTCAATTCTGTATGGTTCCTGACCTTTAATATAGAAATCTGTATATCCTTTAGCAAAGTACGCTTCAGAAACAATCTGATCATTCTCATCACGGTCAAGAACTGCATATCCTTCTTCGAGCATTCCTGTGATTTCATCCATGATGCCTGTAGCATTGTAACCGTCAATGACCTGCATTCGAGGATAGCCGTTTTTATCCATTGAGATGTAAATGAAGTCACAGCTTGTAATCAATGCACTAAGAATGGCACTGTCTGCAAGTACATCAAAGTTATTCATCTGATAGATGGAAGTCAGATCAAGATTGTCATTCCTGAAACCTCTGAACTGCAGTCTGTCAGCCAGACTGTCTACTGCCTTTGTACACCATCCAAGCTTGATTGAGAATTTGTTTCTCAGCTCAACAGGCACCATCAGATTTCTTGGAGTATGACATTCCTTCATCTCGTAGTATCTGTAGCGAGTCTGAACTCTAGACTGCTTCAGTGCAAGTTTACGTTTTAAATATCCAATTCCTTGTGCCATTTAGCACCTCCTTGTATAAAAAAAGCACTCTGATTTCAGAATGCTAAGTGTTTCCGCGAGATATATTCGCAGTGCGGGCGGGTTATCAGCCTGGCAGGCTCTTGGGGAGGTACTCCCCCTATTTGGATCTGTATTCAGACCAGTTCATTGACTGAGGAAGAATACGATTGCTTATTGCCTTGTCATCAGCCATGAAGACTATCTTTGCTGTCTTGTCAGCCTTTGCTCTGTTGCATGACAGATGTGCAAGCTGGAGATTATCTATGTCTGAAGGATGTCCGCCTTTAGAAACAGGAACAATATGATCAATCGTTGCAGACATAGGATGAGGAAACTTCAGAGAGAAGTCCACAGGCCTGCCACATAAAGCACAGACAGTCTGTGTTGCATAGATTCTCTTCTTGTTCTTATCGAATGCTGCACGGTGTGTTCCGTCTTTATCTGGTCTGAATCTAGCACCAGAGGTACCTCTTCTAACCATGTGTTATCTTTCTCGACAAGTAAACCTTGCGCCAGTGCGTGTAAGCCTGGCACTTGCCTGGAACGTTACAGTGACTGCGTATGTCACACTGTCCACATGGTGACTTTACATCTTTGTTCAATTGCTTGAGCTTGTTTATATTTCTATCCATAGTCACCTCTTTATTCTGTTAGCTATTCTGTACCACTTCTGGTACTTCTTGCATCGTACCCAATCGGTACAGACAGCTGTGCAATATAGACATGGCGAAGTATATAGCTGTTGCAGTCGTCTCATATGCTGCTTGTATTCTTCTTCTGATAAGTGTGATACATCAATTACATCTTCATCCATGATCATTTCTCTTTAAAGGCACCGTCAATCAATATTACAGTTGTTCTAAAAAATAGGGAGGTTCGACAGTGCCACGTAAAAAGAGAGCTCTTAATGAACTCTCTTTCGACACTACCATAATAGCACGTAGTATTTGGACAATTTGGACAGATTTATTTTTTTGCCTTTTCAATTGTCTCCTGCATAGCTTTTTTGAATACTTCCGACTGAGAAAGACCTAATTGTTTGCAGGCATCTTTGAATTCCTGAGCAAATGCTTTTGGATACGATCCACCTACTCGCATATAGTTCTCTTTGATCCAGGTATTCATATACTTAATGTTTTTAGCTTTTGTTTCTTGATTCATCGTACATTCCTTTCGTGCA